AAAATAGTAGTTCAAACTTTAACGATCCCAATTCCAATTTATGTAGATGTTCAATATCAAATTACAATCAATACCGAATACCAGCAACAGATGAATCAATTAATGCAGCCATTCATGACCAGAACAGGACAAATTAATTCTTTTGTATTGAAAAGAAATGGTCACTTGTACGAAGCTTTTATAGACACCAGTTTTACTCATAATAACAATGTATCTGATTTGGCAGAGGATAGAAGAATGTTTGAAACCACAATTAACATTAACATTTTAGGTTATTTAATTGGTGAAGGAGACAACGATGATAGGCCAATCGTGCGCGTTGAAGAAAATGCCGTAGAAGTGACGTTTCCTCGTGAACAAGCCATGTTTCCGGGAGACCCGGGCTTTTTCATGGATTAATTCAGGAACTAAACCTTATTTTCTATTTCTTGACACTCCTTTTGGGTTCCAAAATACTATTTAAATAATGATTACGATGTCTTTCAGACAAATTCAATAATACATAAGAGGATCGCAATATCATGTCAGTAAAGAATTTTAAATTTGTTTCTCCCGGAGTTTTTATCAACGAGATTGATAATTCCTTTATTCCCAAAACGCCAGAAACAATAGGGCCCGCTGTGGTTGGCCGCGCAACACGCGGAATCGCGATGGAACCAATTAAGGTTGATTCCTATTCACAATTTGTGGAAATGTTCGGAGATACCATTCCCGGTGGCGCCGGCGGCGATGTATACAAAACCACTATGGATCAGCAAGCACCAATGTACGGTACCTATGCTGCAAAAGCGTTCCTTAGAGCGGGCGTTGCGCCTTTGACCTATGTACGCCTTCTTGGTTTCCAGCACCCCAACAGAGACGATTCGCGCGATGCGAAAGCAGGCTGGGATACCTTAGAACGTCATGTGTCGGTCGCCACGGCGAATGCAGTAGGCGATCACAATGCGTTTGGAACAACCCAAGCCGGCGCGCAGACATTTTTCCCAAATGCCTCTTCATCTACACAATTGCGTAGCGCCGGAGACGCTTATTTAAACCCCATCATAGGTGGTGGTGCGTATGGACTCTGGGTATTTAAATCCGGTAGTGCCGCGGGCACAGGCTCAGTCGCCGCAGCAACATTTGGGGAGGATGGTGTTGCAGGCCACGCATCTCAGCAGACCGCATCATTGGCGGCAGTTTTCTACTTAGATGCTGGTAACGTTGCTCTTTCGGGCACCGTTTTTGGAACAGGCTTTACAGCAGAAAATGGTGCAGCATCAATTACCGCTTCGATCGGAACACTTATCCAATCTGATGCAAACGGAGTATTCTCCCTTATTCACCAGCCCGGCGGGACGGCTACGGTAGCCGGTACTAAAAAATACAATTTCAGTATAGATCCTGATCACAAAAAATATGCTAGAAGAGTGTTTAACACTAACCCTCAATTATCTGTATCTGGTAACTTTTATCCAACTAGTATTGAGACGGATATGTGGCTCGGAGAAACATATGAACAAGAATCACGCGATACTCTTGGAAATAGTTTAAGTCAGCCATTAGTCGGGTTTATTACCGGTATTGGTAAAAACGGCACCAGAACCAGCAGCCCAGCGAATATGAGAGATCAAGATTCGCGAGAAGCCCGCACAAATTGGATTGTCGGCCAAGATCATAAAGATTCCGCTGGTTTCCAAGCTGAAAACTTGCAAAAACTTTTTAGATTTGTTGGCCGCGGCCACGGAGAGTGGTTACACAAAAATGTTAAAATCTCTATTGATCAGGTTCGTGCGTCAAATAATAGTACGACTGAGTTTGGTAGTTTTTCTGTTCTTGTAAGACATATTAGCGATACAGATAACGCTATTCAAATTTTAGAAAGATTCGACAACTTATCACTGGATCCAACATCACCAAACTTTATAGCGCGTAAAATTGGTAACCGTTATCGCGAGTGGACCGAAACCGAAAGACGTTATAAGTACTACGGCTCTTATCCAAATCAATCAAAATATGTCTATGTAGATGTTAACTCAGATGTATTGAATGGTGCGATGCCCTCTGATACCACTCTTCCTTTCGGTTACTATGGCCCGCCAAAGTATAAAGATATCAACCATATTCTGGCAGTTACATCTGGAAGCGCCACGCTGGGCGCAGGAGTTAGTGACGATTATTCAGGGGGTCACCCATTAAAGGTTACAGACAGTTATGTTATTTTGTCTGGTGCCACAACTAATGCCGGCGCGCCCGCTACATTTAGTGGCTCGTTGATCATGAGTGGCGGTCTTATTAGCGATACTCCAAGATCCTTCTACCTCAGATTCCCAGAGACAAGAATTAGGTTGTCTTCATCTGATGGTGGACTTACTGATGTTCAAAGGTGCTTCTTTGGTGCAGATTTCAACCAAATCACCCAATCTGCAAGACATGACAACAGTGCGTGGATGCCAAACCGCTTATTAATGAATGACTTCCCAACAGATCCTATTGGTGCAACAGCAACCCCGGGTATTGATAGCTATGGTTACATTTTCACATTAGATAACCTTGTACTTACAGGATCTAGCAACATAGCGTACCACCTTTCAGGTTCAAGAAAGAGTGGTGCTTCTTATACTGCAACAGCCGGTAAATCTTGGAAGGATCTGTTAGACGCTGGATACAATGGCTTTACAGTACCTTTATGGGGCGGGTTTGATGGAGTCAACATTAAGTTCCCTGATCCGTTCTGGAACGGTTCTATGTCAACCGCAGCTACTGAGCTTAACAGTTCAGTTTATTACTCGATTAAGAGAGCGATTGATACAACCTCTGAGCCAGAAGTTATGGATATGAATATATTGACTATGCCGGGGCTAACAAACACAGGCTTAACAGAGCACTTAATTTCGGTTTGCGAGGATCGCGCAGATGCTCTCGGAATTATTGACCTCGAAAATGTTTACTTACCTATTCATGAGGGTCAATATAGCGGCAAGAGCAGCGAGTCTTCTAGAATTAGATCAGACGGGCCACGTCAAGCTGCAACCGATCTCAAAGATAGAAAGATTAACACTTCATATGGTTGTACTTTCTACCCATGGGTCCAGACTCGTGATGAAAACAATGGTCAACTTGTGTGGATTCCGCCATCTGTTGCAATGATGGGTGTTCTTGCTTCCTCTGAGCGTAAATCGCAACTTTGGTTCGCTCCCGCGGGCTTCAACCGCGGCGGCTTAACTGATGGTGCTGCTGGAATTGATGTCACTAATGTAACTGAAAAATTAACTTCCAGAGAAAGAGATATTCTTTATGATGCAAACATTAACCCGATTGCTTCTTTCCCATCGACTGGGATTGTAGTATTCGGTCAAAAGACACTCCAAGAGCGACAATCAGCACTTGATAGAATTAATGTAAGAAGATTGGTTATATTTTTGAAGAAAGAGATTTCTAGAATTTCTACCAAAATTCTTTTTGAACAGAACGTTCAAGCTACATGGAACCGCTTTACTGGGCTTGTTGAGCCGTTCCTTGCAAACGTCAAGAGTAACTTCGGTATCTCTGATTATAGACTCATCTTAGATGAATCTACTACAACCCCAGATCTCATTGATCAGAACATTCTTTATGCGAAGATCATGGTCAAACCAGCTCGCGCCATTGAGTATATTGCAATTGACTTTGTTGTTGCAAATACTGGTGCATCATTTGACGACTAAAAAACAATATAAGACTAATTAAAATATAGGAGCCTTTAAAAATGCCATTCTGGTCAGAAAATTTTAGTATACAAGGGGGTAGTGCCCTCAACGATCCAAAGAGAAAGTTTAGATTCACGGTCTCGATGGGCGGTATCGACGCCACCCCCGGTGGTGCACTTATGTGGTATGCGAAGTCGGCAACAAAGCCCGGCTTCACCATTGAAAGAGGTGAACACAAATATTTAAACCACACCTTTTATTATCCCGGCTCAGTAAGTTGGTCAGAAGTTGAAGTTACATTAGTAGATCCTCGCGATCCCGATATGACTGCTACGATTGCTGATATTATCAACTTATCTGGCTATACTCCCCCTTCGAATCCAAATTCGTTAGGTTCCATGTCGAAAGGTCGTGCAGCAGGTGCGGTTGGTCAAGTTCAAATTGCACAATTAGATGCCGAAGGTAATGAAATCGAAAGATGGACCTTATGGAATGCATTTATTATGGATGTAAGCTTTGGTGACCTTGCGTATGGCGACGATGAATTGGTTGAAATCACCATGAAGCTTAGCTATGACTGGGCCCGAGTCCAAACAATTGGAGCGCCTTCACAAGCCACCAATGGTTCCGGCGAAGTAAGTTTCTTCCAATCGTAATTAAATTTTTTACAAAATATATTTTAATGTGATATAATAACACTAATCTAGAAACAAAGAGGTGTATATTGTCTAGAAACAGTAATAGAATCGGAGCCCCAACTGGTGCTGAGGCACCAGATCAAGCTCCCCCACAACAACAACAAATGTTAGAAAATCCCACCAGTGGGTTTTCTTTCGTGGTACCAACTGAATTTGTTGAATTGCCATCTGAGGGTAAATATTACCCAGAAAGTCACCCTCTCTACGGGCAATCAACTATTGAGTTGAGACAAATGACCGCAAAAGAAGAAGATATTCTTACTTCTAGAACTTTAATCAGAAAAGGCGTTGCCCTCGATAGGGTAATTTCTAGCTTAATTGTCGATAGAAGGATTACCCCCGATTCT